AAACTATAAACAGATTATGTTGTTTTTTAATCCGATAGATGAGTTCCATTGGTTACGTGAGAGATTCTTCCCTGATTATATTGAGAAGTACGTTAAGTTAAGGAAGTTTGCTAATCTTGTTAATCTCGTTGACATAGGGGACGGCGATCCGGTGGAGATGAATGCACTTGTTAGCCATACGACTTACAGGGATAATGCGTTTATAACGAGGCAGGATAGAGCTGCTATTGAGATGTTTAAGCAGGTCAATCCCCAGCATTACCGCATTTACGGTAACGGAGATTGGGGCAGAGTTGAAGGCCTGGTTTATCCCAAGGGTTACACGATAATCCAGAGAGATGAGTACCCAACGGATTACGATGAGATCGTTTACGGTTTGGATTTCGGCTGGGTTCATCCAACGTCCTTGAGTAGATATTATTTGAAGACGATAGTTAAGGGCGAGGTTGAAATTCTGCAATCTTATACTGAAGAACTTATATACGACAAGGGTTTAACGACTGACGACCTCATAGATTTAATGAAGGCATTGGAGATTAATCCTCTGGATTCTATTTATGCAGATCATCAATCGGCAGAGAAGATCAATCAGCTTCAGAACGCAGTGGATAGAGATGGACAGTATTTATTTAACGTTCTACCTGCTGATAAAGATGTAAAAGCAGGTATAGATCAGTTAAGAATGACTGAAAGGTTTAGTTGCCCGGAGAACGTAAATCATAATAAAGAAATAAAATTATACAGATTAAAAATGGATAACAAGGGACGGTACGAAGATTACAACGTAATGAAATACTTTGACGACGCTATGGACAATGAACGTTATGCAATTTTCACTCATAGTGTAGTCCCCGAATTAAAGATGGCATTTATATGAGAACGATAACAGAACTCTATCAGGATATTAGTGCGAAGTTCAAAGCCTTCAGGATAACTGACGCTGGGAGCCTTATAGATCAGTTCGGAGACTTCTGGGGATTAAATAAATCTCAGCACACAGGCTACGTGGCAGCCTGTTTAGACACAATGGGTAACTTTTTCGCCAAAGCTCAGTTCAAAGTTTATAAGAATGTGAAGGGTAAGCCTGTGGTTCAGCCGGATCATCCTTTTATTAAACTTCTTAATAAGCCGAATAGTTTCCAGACTTCGTGGGATCAGAGATATTTTATAGGTGTTTACTTCGGAGTATTCGGTAACTTTTATTTACTAAAGGGCAGGGGCAGTGCCTCCGGGAAAGTCCGCAATCTTATTATGTTAGATCCTACGAGGATGGAACCCATACAAGAAGAGAAGTGGATTGATTATTACGAATATAATAAAGGTACTGAGAAGGTACGTTTAGAAACAGAAGACGTAATTCACATCCGCAGACCTACTTCTGACAGCGTTATTGTGGGGAAACCTATTGTAGAGGCTATCGCCGACATTCTTGACGTTGACGCTTTGCAAATGGGTTATATGAAGAAGTTCTATAAAGAAGGTGGGTTTTTAGGGAATACTTTCAGTACGACACAGAATATGAGTCCTGCTACTTTTAAGAGAGCTAAACAAGAATTAATAGAAAAATATAGCGGCTCAGAGAACGCATTCAAAGTTGCGCTGTTTGAGAGTGGTCTTCAGCCTATTAAAAGCGCATATTCGATAAGAGAAATGGAGTTAGGGCCACAACGGCGTTTAACACTTGAAGAGGTAATGACTGCATTCAGGATACCACAGATACTTTTAGGTGGTTCAAATGAGACTTACAACTTCGGAACTGCTAAGTCAGCAGAATACGCTTACACTTCAACTTTGGTTGATCCTTACCTTACGAACGTAGATGAAGTCTTTACGAGGCACGTAAAAAATGATTACGGTGAAGAGTTCTTCGTGGCTCACGATGCACTATCTACTAAAGACGTGGAAGAGAACTTAAAATATTATAAAGATATGACAAGTGTAGGAGCATTTACTATCAATGAAGTAAGAGAACGGGAACGCTTACCTGCATTAAATTTTGCACTTGCAGACGTACCACTTCTGAACGTAGGCGGAGCAGCTATACGCATTGATAACGGGGAGCAGCTTGGAGCACAGCCTAATAACGTGCTCCCAAAGCCAAAGTCTAAGGGAGCAGTAGAGGATTTACATTGGAAACAGTTTAACAGGTGGGTAAATAGAGATTTTAAGTGGTTCAAACGCAGGGTTTCCGAGGCTTTTGATGCTCAAAGGGAGAGGGTATTGAAGCTCTTAGAAGGGAAGAATCTAGCACTCGTAGAAACCTTCTATGAAATGGAAGAAGAGTATGTAATTATTCTTCAAATGATAGAGAACGGCTGGCTGAGATTTCAGGATAGGGGAGCATCGTTTTCAGGAGCAAGCGGTATAAGGGATAACGGGCGCAAAGACCAGTTCCTTAATTACAGCCGGAGCATAAACGATACTACTAAAAAGAGGATAGTTAAACGAGTTCAAGGCGGTGAGGATATAAGAAGCGTTATAAATTCGCTGTATAATGATTTTGACCAAACCAGAGTCCCTGGAATAGCTGAAACAACCGCAGTATCGGGCTTTAACGCAGGGCTTTGGCTTGGTTATCGTTCACAAGGTTACAAGAAGAAGATGTGGGTTTCACAACGGGACGGAGATGTCCGGCATTCACACTTTGTAGCTGATTCTCAGGTAGTAGGAATAGACGAGAACTTCATAGTTGGGATAGACCAACTGATGTATCCGGGAGATCCAATTGCAAGTGCAGAGGAAATCATAAATTGCAGATGCACACTTTTAGGAATTAAAGGAGAAGACAATGGATAAGCAAACAGCATTACAGCAGAAAATGGCGCAGATGAAAACTCTGGACTTTGACATCGAAGAGAAGGTCTTTGATAAAAAAGAGAGGTCAGTCAAACACTTCATTTCTAAAGAAGTTGTTGACAGGGGGAAGGATATAGTAAAAACCGGATCAATAGATGACGCAGAATACAGAAAGAATCCTATTGTGTTGTTTAATCATAATCCCTTTATGCCGGTAGCTCGCAATAGTTGGTTAAAAACTGAGGGAGATGGCACGTTGGTTAAGACTATTTTCGGCACGACACCGGATGCAGATGATATTTATTTACTTAACGTAGAGAGAATATTAAATGCCTGGTCAATAGGGTTTATGCCTAAAACGTGGGAGTTCGACCAGGAGAGCGAGGTAACAACTTTTACGAACATTGAATTGTATGAATATTCTTCTGTTGCGGTACCAATGAATCAAGACGCAGTGACCGAGGGATTAAAAATGGTAAAGAGCCAGCAGGTTAAAGATATTCTTACAAAAGAGAAGGCGGTTATTGACAACAAAGAAATGTTTGACGAGATAGACGAAAAGATAGTATATCTTTATAAAGTATACAAAGAAATCAGCGAAGAGTTAAAAACATTAAAGGACTATAATATTGAAGGTCTTATGAATGACCTCAGTGAATTAGAAAACAAAATATTAACAATGACACAAATTAAAAAGGCGGGGACATCAGATGTAAAGCGGGTATTTGACGAAATACTTGAAGGGCATTAGGGATGTTAGTCTGGTAAACAAACAAATGGAGTAAATAATGGAAGAGCCAAAAGTTCTATCAATCACTACGGAGGAAATGGAAACCTTCGCAGTCAAAGCGATAGACAAAGCAAAAGAAGGGTTCGATGAATCTCTCGACGAGAAACTAGATGAGAAGTTCGAGACGTTCAAAGAATCTATGGTACCGGCTAAAAAGGAGACGGAAGACCCTAATGAAGTATTCGGCAAGTTGATACAGTATCAATGGGCTAAACAGAAGAACTCGACTCTGTTGAAGACTTTAGATCCGCAGGACGAAGCTACGGCTGCTGACGGCGGGACTCTGGTACCGACAATTACCCGTGCGGAAATAGTAAGACTAATTGAAGTCTTCGGTGATGCACGGCGTTCATTCAGGCAGATGCCGATGGGCAAGGCTAATGTTATAACCCTCCCAGGGAAATTAACAGGAGCAACCGTAACGAGAGTAAGTGAGAATACAGCAATCACAGATACGAAAGTAACGCTGACAACTTACACCTTAACGGCACAGAAAGTAGCTGCTATTGTAGCTTTCTCATCTGAGCTGTTAGAGGATAACATTGTAGATATGGCTTCTTATGTAAATGAGCTTTTAGCAGAGGCTTTCGGTACAGAGGAAGACGATCAGATGTTCGCAGGCACGGGTTCACCACATACAGGCTTGTTTAATGCAAGTTCGACCTATGGTAACACCATAAGTGTGGCTGCTCACGCAGACATTACCTATAAGAACTTAGTTGATGTGACTGTTGGCATAAAACAAAGTTATTTAAGGGGTGCAAGCTGGAAGATGAATCGTGCTGTTTACGGTTCGATAGCAAAGATATTGGATTCAAACGGCAACCCTATTGTAGTTAATCCTGGTGAAGTCAGACGCACATTGTTTGAATATCCTATTCAACTGATTGAGTCTGCACCAACCGTAGGGGCAGGTATGCCGGTTTTAGTTCTAGGTAACACTAACCAGAACTCTTTTATGGGAATCAAGAGAGAGATGACAGCAACAGTCCTAACGGAAGCAACCATCGACGGTGTTTCGTTAGCAGCTAATGATTTAGTCGGTCTTAGGGTGACTAAAAGAGACGCATTCTCGGTTGGACAGGTGCTTGGATATTCAGCAATTTCAATAAACGCATAAGGAGGTAAAAAATGAAAACTATAGCTTTATTTCTAGT